CGAATAGATTCATTTGCGATATGTTTGTCCTACACCTAGAATACCTAATTCTACAGATATAATATGGTTGCACTTATATGTCAACCTTTTCTTGCACGTGCATGAAAAACCTGCGTCGTGCATTTCTACTTGACAGCCGCGAAACTGCCAAGTAGATCCAACGAACTGATGATCAACCGTGTTGATAGATTTAGACTGAATATAGTTCATGTCTTACTCGAACTCGCAGACGAGTTCCTCGTAATAGTAGCAGTCATCTACATATTCAGGATCGTACTGCTTTTCGTGAGCTTGCTGAGTATGATACTGATGACGAGCAAAATCGGCTTCTGCTTCGAGATGAGCTTGAAGCTCGCTGTCAACAGTAGCACAAGCTGAAAGAGCTACAAGGATAACGAGATATTTCATAGAGGCTGTCCTTCTCCAATGCCATCTTCAATTTCTTTCGCCCAAGCAAGAATGCGAGCATCAGACTCTTTCTGCTTGAGTTCTTCTTCAATGCTCCAAGAGCGAACTACTGCCCACTCTCCAGAGTCAGTCAGATCGCTATGAATCTTGCGAGACACTTTTTCAGAGACCGGCCCATAGCGAAAGAACTGGGCGTCTTCACCAAATGTTCGAGCTTCAACCATCCACATTTTTAGATCTCCCAGATCGTGGCAGACATATGTTCTTGGTCAATGTCGCCAAGAACTTGAGAGACGAGTTCCTCGAGGGAATCTTTACTATCGGAAGAGAATTGATAGAGAGGATTTCCGCCGGCAGGGCCATTCTTGGTAATCAGTTTAGCAGTGCAACCATGTGATGATGCGAATTCACGTACTGATTTCTGAGAAGCTTCAGCGGAGATGTCAAGTTCAGCGACGTACATAGTGGATCCTTTCGTTGATATAAACAGTTTATACTGATTCTAAACGAATGTCAACTAAAGATTAAGCTGCGAAGCGCATTTTTGCCATTTGCTCGGTGCACTTGTAACGCTTGCCGTCAGCGACGTTGAGGTAGATGAACGGCATCTTCGGAGCGCGAGTGTTGTAGTCAACAAGCTCGTCGCCATACTTGTTTTTCATCTTCAAGCCGAGAGCAGCAACACGGCTCTCAAGGATCACGTTCGTGAAAGTCTTAGCACCCTTAACTTTCGCTTTGACTTTGATCTCAACTTCAGCTTCTGAAAACTTCATGTCTCCGACTGTAATATCAAGGTTGGAGTCAACGCCGTACTTTGCGAGGAGAGCCTCCATTTCAGTGCGGAGGGCTTTCAGATTGCTGCGGTCAAACTTGGAGAATTTCATGGACGGTTCCTTTCGTTCCTTACATTATTAGAATACACTGATTCTAAACGAATGTCAACCGTTTTCGTGAATTTGTTTGTACTTTTTTCGAACTGAAAGGAAATGTGTTAGGTAGTCATACGTGTTAATCTTAAACACCTGAGGTTCGTCTCCGTCGACCATGATGACGATGACGCCTTGCTTGATAGGAATACCAGTTCTCTCAAAGAATGCAGCAGCATAGAACGAAGCCTGAATGAAGTAGTTGGTGATCCACTCAGCGTTTTTTGGTTTTCTCGATGTCTTAAAGTCTATGATCGAGAGTTCGCCATCAAACTCGGCAATGCAGTCAACCTGCCCAGCACATTTTAGATGATCGCTATACAGAAAGGACTCTTGGAACCATACGTTGTTGACTCTCTCGTCCAGTATCTTTTTGATCTGAGCAAACGAGAAGAGGTTCGAAGGCATATGACCCTTCTGCCAATCCGGTTCGTTATTTAGATAGTCTTCGGCTAACTTGTGTACTGCAGTACCACGAGTCGCCGCTTGAACCGATATGCGATTTGCTTCTTCTTCGCCAACTCTTTTACGCCATTCGAGAAGACCGCCTTTGTCCATGACGGATAGAACTGTCGTGATGGATGGATAAGCATTGCCTTCAGGAGTATAGTACTTCCTTCCGGTCTCTGTAGTCTTTCTAGTAATAACTGGAAGAACCACGCCGTGGTCCACATGATGAAACATAATATATTATCCGCCTATCATAACCTTCGATGAACCTGTAATAATACCGGCGCCGTCAGCTGGGTCACCGATCCTGCAGACTGCAAATCCGCCAATAAAAACTTTGGATGTTGTGGCTGACACTGTAACGCTGTGAGGAACGCACGCGTTTCCAGCTTTAACTGTGTGAACTTGTACAGTATCACCGTCCACGGCAACTAACTTACCGCCTATAGTAACTTTACTCTGCTTTGTTCCTTGTATAGGAGCAGTCCCAGTACACGGGTGTCCTGTTGCTATCTTATCAATTAATTCTGCTACTGCGCATGCTGGCATGTTTAACTGCTACTGTTTGATACTTGTTGCTGTAATTTTATCCACCCTGGCTCAAAATCCCAATAGAGATCTTGAGCAAGAGTGTATGTTTGTGTTTGACCTATTAAACCGGACAGAGGAATGTTATAAGTAATCGTGAATACGTATGTTGCTGTAATCTGTTCTTGCGTAGGAGTATCCCAGCCTACAACGCTCAGACCGCTTGGTAAGTTATTTAGATCTTCGTATGTGAAAGCTTCTTGTGTTTCAAACCGAATGAACCTATACTGCTCTCCAGTAAAGACTAATTCATTAGGTTTTTTTGAAAGTGTTACTGCCGATGACAAATACGAAGAGTTTACATATGACGGTGCAGAAGTAGAAACGTTCGTGATCGTTATAGGATTTCCAGTAATATTTTCCGCACCCGTGAAATTGAGTCTAAACGACCAATTTATATTTCCATATATAGGTTCCAAAGTTGTTAGTGGGTTTGGTGTTCCCAAACCCACTTCTTCAAAATTTACTTTATTTGAAACAGTATATGAAAATGTAACTGCCATTACACCAGTTCTAACTCTTGTTCTTTTGCTATTATATATTCTTTGACGAGACCGGAACGAACGATGTCCTGTATGCCAAACTCAACTACGTTGAAAGAACGAATTTTTTCCAACACCTTGACGAAGTCTCTGAGACCAGAGATATCGTTACGATTCTTCGAACCCTTAAGATCGTCCTGCTTCATATCGCCACAGAATATGATCTTTGAAGACTCTCCGACACGCGTAATAATAGAGTCAAGCTCGTGGTACGTCATGCTTTGGCATTCGTCAACAATAATCACTGCGTTATCAAACGTAAGACCACGAACGAAAGAAGAGCTCATGAACTCGATAGAGCCTCTCTGTTTAAGGATCTGATACGCATCTTTACGCTCAAATAGATCGTTCACAATGTCTATATATGGCGCTTCGTAGTAAGCAATCTTTTCTTTTAGGCTACCTGGCATAAATCCCTGATCGCGTGTCTGGACAGCAGATCGAATTACTATAACTCTTTCGTACTGCTCTAGTTGGATCACATCAGTAAGAGCTAGATACAACGCACACATGGTCTTACCTGTGCCTGCTGTTCCAATAGCTGCAATATTATAACCTTGACGATAACTCTCAAAGAGGTTCTCTTGTGTCTTAGTTATAGGTTTAACTGATTTCATAGAGAACTTTTGGCTAAGAATATTAGTCACGTAGTCGAAATCTCTTTCAACTCTTCTCTTCTCTTTACGCGATAGGCGACGCTGTACTGTCATGAAGCCTCCTTTAAAACGACTCTTTAGGAGATGACTAGCTTTTCTCCTAGAAGTCATTAATTGTGTTATGTTTATGAACTTTTGCTTTTTTCAACACATCGCGAAAATTATCATCTGGCTTGCGTATGCCGATGCGAACCGAGTCAACTGTTCCCGGGAATCTAGTAAATATTTGTTTGATATGAGAGTTGGTTTTTAGATACTCTTCCAGCTCAGAGTATCGCATGGTAGCTTCAAATTCTTCGTGCGTATCAGTGTCTCTAAAACTGTATACCGGCATCTATGCTCCTGTGAATAACAAAATTGGCGGCCTTTCGTGCAGACCGCCAAGTCATAATATGATCTGCTTACTGTTATTTATTAGATCAAAGTGCTTGATCTACGACGATATCGTATATTTCTTTCCACTTATTTACTCGAATAAAATCGCCTTCGTACTTAAGATTGTAGTCATGGTTAATCACGATCGGCTTAAGACCAAGTTCAGCTCCCATGATTGCGTTCGATACTTTGTCCTCGATCCAGAAAAGACCAGAGTCTTTGTACTCACGAAGGATCGGTTCTTTATCCTTGCTGGATGCTGTGCATACTAGACGTTCTACTACACTATCGCCGAAGACTCTGTTTAGGTTCTCTTGGCGAAGTTTATGAACGAGCGGATGAGTGCCAACTGCGGTAATGCAGTGGAATACAAAGCCGTGTTCTTCGTGGAGTTTACGAACATACTTAATGGCGTCTCGTAGAGGAGGAAGCTGACCCATATGAATACTCTCGTTAAAGAAATCCACCATCTCGTCAGATCTTTCTTTGGAGATACCGTATAGATCTTCTATCTCATAGATGTCAGAGTCGTCTTTATTCTTTCGTTCATATCCATGGCGAGACATCCAATTCATAAACGCGCTCTTCCACAAAAGCATGCAGCCGTCAACGTCTGCGAGGATCACTTTTTCCATATTATTAATCGTCAACCTTTTCGTCGAATCTGGATAATTTTTCAGCTGATTTCTTGCGACGCTGGTCACGTCTACTCTGAAGTTTTCGATCTTTGTCACTAACGTCATCTTCCCACTCATCATCCCATTCTTCACGAAATTTCTTAAACGACTTAGCCATTTTGTTCCTCTTTTACTCCTTCGATAAGACCTGGGAACGCTTGAACGATTACATTGCGAGTAAGACCCGCGAGTGGTTTTTGAGCGATCATCTTGCAGAGCAGCTCAGCATCATTATTGTCGACATCCTCAAGTAGACTAATGAAGAGGTTCTCTCTCTTTACTTGGTTGAGGTTATCATAACCACCACCTTCTACGAAGATACGAAGACGACGAGCTTCTTTTAGGAGCATACCCTCTACACCAATGTAGCTATTCTTTTTCCACGGTGGCGGAGTATCTGGAATAAGAAACTTTACGCTCTTATCGTAAGTGAACTTAAGAACTGTTCTGAGTGGCTGAGAGTCATTCTTTCGCAGCCAGTCAATCTTTTCTTGAACCGTTTTAAGCTCGGCTGCTTTGTTTACGATTTCAGATAGTGAGAGTATCATTAAAAATCCTGTAGGTCAGTGATGAGGTTTTTGAGTTTCTTTTCGACAAAATAGTTAAACAGTTGCGATCTGCCGATGTCTTTTTCTTTGTTGTATTCTTCTAGAATTTTAGTCTTGTAGTTCTCAGGGATTTCTCCTAGATCAATCATCATCTTATTGCGATGATAGTTTCTAAGAGTCGCTTCATCCATACTCTGCGGACCCTTTGAGAGATCAGCAAGGCGCTTTGCAGTCATCATCTTTTGGCGTTCACCAATAGCAAGACAGTTATCAGGAGAGAGAATGTTTGGCACACCGTCTCCGCCATCACCCTTTAGAATATGTTCCATGAGGTATTTATCGGGATCTGAGTTTTGAACCCACTTCTTGCGAACAGGATCGTATTGCTTTACATTCGCATACTTATGAAGTTGGATGTAGTCCTTATCACCTGAAAGAATAAGGAATTGATCGTTACCGATATTTAGTTCCGTCCCAAACTCATGTACGACGGCTCCGATGATATCATCGGCTTCACAATGGTCGATATGAATTACTTTGTAGGGAAAGTGATCTTTGATCTCGGTGCGGATCGTATTGATGATACGAAACAGTTCGTTCCAGTCGAGTTCAGACTCTTCACGGGACTTGCGACGCGCAGCCTTGTAGTAAGGAAAGATTTCGCGGCGCCAAGAATTCTTACCGTCAGCGCAGATTACGATCTCACCAAACTCTTGGTGAAACTTTTTTCGGTTATAGCGCAATGAGTTTAGGAACATGTGACGAAGCAGATTCTCGTCTACGTCAATGTTGTGATGGTTGCCGATACCAGCAAATAGAGATGCTAGCATCACTTGGTTAAAGTCAATCAAAATTGGCATGTTATATGTTTCTCTTATATTTGGATCTTACAGATTAGATATTACTCTAGTAATTCACCAATGTCAATCATTTCTTTATCGATTTCTTCATTTTCTATAAATTCTTCTGCAAAGTCTTGCAGCGGGTGGTGAATGCCACTCGCTTGAAGATGCAACGAACGAATTGATTCTAAAAGAAGAATGATTGATGGATAGAACTTTTCCGTGTCTTCTTCAAATCTACAACCGGAACGAACCATCTCTACTAGAACAAGGTTCCAAAGACTCTCGGCAACATCGTTAGAAAAACTGGTTCTATATTCAGTTAGTTTTTCTGAAAGCTCCTCCAGAGACTGTGGTGGTGCGTCGAGCTTCATTTTAGGAAACTTTATGATTTCAGCCATTATCTAAACGCCTTAATAGATTGATCCAAGAACTCTTAAACCTATTTATACCATTCCTCGGCAATGCGTGCCGGTCTGAAGACGTGATTATGTTTAAAAAGTTCTCGTTGTTTCTTTGAGCTTCTAGAAGGTTCTTTGTCACGATGAACGCGATATTTACGTGTTCTTGAACATCCTCCGTGTATTCATACATGAGCGTAGCACTCGATGAAGTTTCTGGTAAGGCTGCATACGAAGGATGAATTACCAGGACGCCAGAACGAATTGCTTCTATCATTGCGATGCAAGATGTTTCTTGCCAGATCGAAGGAAAGAGAAAGATATGCGATTCCTTTAGTGCAGCAAGAACTTCGTCATTGCTCTTGGATCCATGATATGTGATCTTTGGATGAGCCTTTAACTTCTCAAAGAGTTGTTCGTATGGCTTATCTCTCTGTTCCCAACCATAGATCTTAAACGATGAGTATACATCTAGGTGAATGTTATCAAACTGTTTCGACAGCGCATCAAAGATAGGATATACGAGTTCCAATCCACGATGTGGAGTCGTATGATAGATGAAACGTATCTGATCCGTTCTCTTTTGAATCGGTTGATACTCAAGCTCGATCGCATTTGGAATCACCGTGCATCTCGAGTACGGAATACCATACACCGACACATACTGATCTCTCTGCCAATATGAAACGAAGACGAAGTGATCGAACATCTTCCACCCATCGTCTCTGAGAATCTTATTCTCAGGGTCCATAACAAGATCGTGACAGTAAAAGATATTCTTTACGGCTTTATGTATCTCACGAGGGCGAGAGAAGTGAATTGCAAAATTTTGTAGAAGTTCTTGTGGAACATTATTGAGCAGCCTCTCTCGCATCATCTCAGTGCCTCCACGAGCATTGCGAGAGAGGTTTGTATCTACAACGTTTCCTTTGTAAATGCAGCTCATTATTTTTCTACTGTACCAAACTCTTTAAGCGAGTCCCAACGGAAAGAACGCCATCCGTTTACTTCAACATCCCAGACTGCGAGCACGTCGTTGTTTGGAGCTTTCTTCTGAATTGCTTCTTCAAGGTCTACTTGAGCTGGTAGAAACTCTTCTGATAGAGTGCAGTGCATCACTCGAGTCTCTCCGTTTGCCTTTGTAAAGATGATCTTACAGATCGTTTCATTCAGTTTACGAATGATGTCGTCTCTATCCCATTCCATGTCTAAATCCTTACTGCATCACATAGAGTTTTTTGTAACGTTCCTTAGCAGGGCCGCCGTTCATATCGTTCATACGAACGCGAATAAACTTCTTATTCGTCTGCTCTTTGTTTGGGTTCTCGATAGTCAGCCAGGGATTTGAACCGTTCAACCATGCCTTTTGTTTATTCAGCATAGCGTCTGCGCCGGTTCTTTCTCTACGAATAGAGTTTAGAAGCTTGCGGTTTACGTTAGGACGCTCTCCGTTTGAAGTGTTGTTCGTCTTGGCCATAATATAATACTCCGTGTTTAGTATGTTTCAAGTTTTACGATGTTTAGATCTGACAGTATTTTAAAACTTAACGTTGTGAGATCTGCTTCTGGATTTAATCTTAATAGAGATACTAATCTATCTATGAATATGAGTTCTTTATCGTGTTTAGATGCAATACTTAAAGATTCGAACATCGTCTCTAGGTCGAATGGATTCTCGTAGAATATCCTAGGCGACGTCTTTTGTTTCTGCGTGTTCATTACATTCCTTTTCGTAA